AATGAGTTAGAAATTGGATTAGATTATGTTGATCTTTCTTTTAAAAATGATGTAATGTCTGGTAAATATAATAATAAAAAAGTTAAAGTATATCTTGTATTTCCAGAATTACATTTTACTGGAGAGTATTGGATTGTTGGTAGTGAAATGCTTTTGTTTTCAGGATATACAGATGAACCTAAAGGAGATGAACATTGGATTACTATATCAGTTAAACCTTTTCCATATCTTGATCGCTTATATCCAAAAAGAGTATATCAGTCTGGTTGTAATTGGACTTTTTGTAATACAGTAACATGTGGTTTGGATATAGATGATTTTACTACTACTGTAAATTTGTCTGCTCAATCTGATGGAGTCACGTTAACATGTTCACATGGACAAGCAATAGATTATTATATCCCTGGGTTTGTACTAATAAACAATGGGGCTTTAGCAGGAGCAGTTAGACCCATTTTAAATAATACTACAGGAGCAGTTACCGTAAGAGTACCTTTTGATGATATAATTCAAAGTGGTGTCAGTGTGAATATAGTGAAATTATGTGCTAAAAATTATATAACTTGTGAGGATGATTTTTCAAATTACAGTGAGTATGGAGGTTATCCTTGGGTTCCCAAAGAACCAATAATATAATGAATGTTTATTTATATATTAAGGAAATAAAATGCAGGAGGAAATTAAAGATAGGGTTGTTCAAAATGCACGAAAATTTATAGGTACTCCATTTAGACATTCCGGCAGATCAACATTAGGTATCGATTGTGCCGGATTATTATATATGTCTTATAATAGATCTGGTATAGAATTGCCTAAAAGTGATGGTTATCCTTATACTGTTGGATGGTGGAAACACTCTAATGGTGAAGAACGTTTATATAATATTTTAGTTGCATCAGGATTTAGACCCTTATCTGATGATGAATTACCAGATAAGGGAGATGTACCTTTATTTAAATTATTCGGTAAAAATTATCCAGCACATCATAGTGGTATAATGATAGATAACAATTATTTTGTTCATGCTAAATGTGGATGGAAAAATATAGATAAAAAAGTTGGATTTGATTCTTTATATCCTCATTATATAGAAAGATTAGCATGGATGCTCCGCTATAAGGAGTTTTAGATGGGGGAAACAACAGGACAAACTGTAGGAATGGCTGTCGGTGCTGCTATCGGTGGTTATTTTGGTGGCTTTCAAGGGGCAATGATTGGTATGTCAATTGGTGGTCAAATTGGTTTATGGATTGATCCACCAAATGCCCCTTCCCCTCCAGCATTGGGTGATTTAGGTAAAAATTCTTATGTAAGATCCTCTCCAGTAGCTTTATGTTTTGGTCAGGTTAAATCATATGGTGGAATAATTTGGGTAGGTAATTTGGGAGCAAATTGGTATAATGAAGGATCAAGAAAAGATCCAGAATGGACTCCTGAAATGGATGCTGATTTTGCGGTTGCTCATTGTGAAGGAGAAATTACTTCTTTTTTACAATATTATATTGATGATAAAACTGTATCTGAAATGCATGGGGAAGGATATAATGCAACTTTTACATCTTATCCAGGATCAGCAGGACAATTAATTGATCCTTATATAAGTGCTTATCAAGGTACAAGATCTATTGGAGCAATAAATTTAAAATATACTGCTTATACTTTAGTTAATTTAAATGTCAGAGGACTTATACTTCAAAAGTTACCTGTAATTTCTGCTGAATTAAAAGGATTTAATATAGAAGCAGGAGAAGAAGATGCTAATCCTATTCGTTGTGTTTATAATTTTTTAACTAACACAAGATGGGGTTTAGGATTAGATACAAATGACTTTAATGGAGATCCTGATACATTAGATAGTCCTTGGAAAATAGCATCAGATTATTGTGATGAACTTGTTCAATATACCGATTGGGATGCTTCTGTGGTTGACGAACCACGATTTAGATATTCACAATATTTTGATGCAAGAGCAAAAGCATTTGATATTGTCACAGATATGATGCTTACTTGTAGAGGTATTATCAGATTAAAACAAGGTAAGATTGAACCAATTATAGAAAGGGCAGATGAAGTTCCTGAAATATATTTTTCTGATCAAACAAAAGGACAATTTCAAGCAGGAGGATCAAGCACAGTAAATAGATTGTATGCCAATTTTTCTGCTTATCCAGATATATTCTGGTTTGGTGATGAAGGAATAATAACTATATCAGGAACAGATTATAGGTTTATAGTTAAAGATCAAACTTCAACTTATATTGATTTGTTTGAAGATCTTTCTGTTTCTCCAAATACAAATGATAATTTTGAAATAGTAAAAGATAATATTAAAGAAGGATCATTTAATTTTAGCTATAGTGCTGATTCTGAAGTATCAAATAGATTTAGACTTGAATATATAACGAGAAAGTCTAAAGATAATAATGATAATTGGATAAATGGATACCCTTGGGATGTAGTAGAAAAAGATTCTGAAGCATATTATATAGATGTTAATCAGGAAACTAAATTAAAAACTATTAGATTAGGAGGAATAAAAAGAAAGTCACAAGCAATGCGTATGCTTCAATTTTTTAGTGATTTTTCTTTATATAATAGAAACGGGTGTGAATTTATTACAGGGATGCAAGGATATTATCATGCTGTTGGTGATGTAATAGGGATTAGCCATTCTCAGACAGGATGGAATAATAAATGGTTTAGAATTCAAGCTATGGAAGAATTGGAAAATGATGAAGTTAAAATTCAATGCTTTGAATACAATCCCAATGTTTATAATGATATTATTCCTCAAGTGACAGCAGTAGATAATAATGATGCACCAAGTCCATATATTGCACCGGATATAGTTGAACGTTTTTATGCTGTACAGGATCTTACAGAAAATAAAATATATATTTTATATAAACGACCTGATGATAATCCTTTTTTTGTGGGTGCAAATATATATGTAAGTGTTGGTGGTGGTGATTATATATGGAAAAAAACAATAGGTTATGTGACACCATCAGTTAAACTTGATTCAGGAATTGATGATGTAGTAACAATTATACCATTTGATAATAGTACTCTTTATGGAACATTTGCATCTTCAGGTTCATTTTGGATTGAAGATGAATTAATAACTTATACAAGTATTGATAGTATAAATTTTGAATTTGAAGGATGTGTTAGAGGAACAAATGCTATAGCACATACAGCAGACAAATATTGTATGTCGAAAGAAACACAAACTGATTTTATTACCTTTGAAGATGTTGAGGTAGGACAAAGTTGGGAAATAAAAGCAGTATCAGTAACACTTTATAATTTGGTAGCTGATTTTGATACCTCTCCAACTAAAACGGTTGTTATATCATGACAGATTCAACTAAAATTGAAAGTACAACAGGAAAGAATGTAGCATCTGGTATAGGTGGGGCAGTAGGTGCTTACTATGGTGGTTATCCTGGTATGATGATGGGTATGGCATTGGGTAGTTTATTATTTAAACCGGATGAAACGAAAAGAAAAGATTATTCAAATTCAGATTTTAAATCAGATAATTCAAGATTAGATCCAGTACCAGATGTTATTGGTACAGATATGTGTCCTGGGAAAGTAATATATTTAAATAAAAATACTTTTGGTGTTTATGATTCTGGACAATTACCTTCTATGGGCGATAGTGTTAATGAAGGTGCTTGGAGAGAATTTATTGACATGATGGCAAGTAAAAAACAGGCTTATTGGGCTGAGTTTGCTGTTAACTTTGCAAATAAATATTTGCCAGAATCAGAATATCATATAGGAGTAATTAAATTTAATAATAAACCTTTTTGGTTTTGGCTTATACTTAGTGATATGTTTGAAATGTATGATGATCCTCTTGATCCTTATGATCCTATAAGTATTTTAGATGCTTCTCAAAGTTTACCAGGGGGTGTATCGAATCATATTGATATAGAATCAAAGATTGGTCAAGATGTAAATATTAATACAATAATGTACTTTAAAGGATTCCTTGCTGATTTTACCACTTTATCTACTGCACCAACAACTTCAAATATAACTTTTGATTTAAATAATATGGCAGATTTAAATCCTAATAATTTTACAGTTGGATCATTAAGTATTTTTCCAAGTTTTTATACTGAAATGAATCGTGATGATGTTTGGATGGCTCCTGAGTCAATGCAGGGTGGGTCGGGGATGCCAGGATCTACTTCCTATGTTAATCCTTATTGGAATGGTTTTGAATGGGTACTTCTTCCTGGTGGGGGGTATAATTATTCTGTAAATATGACTATATATTGGAGTTGTCGAGATGCAAGAAATAATTGTTATGTAGGGTTGTCTACAGGAAATCATCCAATTTTTATGGAAGGTAGTAATCGTAAATGGGATTATTGTATAGCTCCTTATGATCGATATGATTTTGCTAATGACCCATCTGGTACAGTTTTTGATTACTTTAACGATAATATAATTAAACCTGCAACAAATGGTGAAAACAGTAATAGATTTTTACAAAGTACAGATGTTCATGATGATCGAGTATATGTTTGTGCCTATAGAAATTGGGAAAATCCTTATCCTGATGTTG